TTGTACTCGAAATCGATGCTGCGGTTCTGGCCCGTGGCGGGACTTGTCCAGGCGCTCAGGTGATAGGCCGTGCCCCAGGTCACCGCGCCCAAAGCCCCTCCGGAAGTATTGAAGATGCGCACCGTGATGCGTTGGCCGTCCGTGGGGTTGGTGGGATTCGCCATGGTGAATGCCGTGCCATTGGTCGCCGTCACCTCGAACGTATTCCCGAGCGCGGCATTCAAAGACACGGTGGTTCCATAGGTCAGGACAGAGCGCTGATTCACGATGGCCCCGTCGATCATCTTCAGAGGAGCGGAAGTGACGGCAAGGCTGCGGTTGGTCTGGATTCCGGCGATGTCGATCTGGGCGAATGACGCCGGATTTGAGTCAAACAGGGTAGTCGATGCCCAAGCGACATCCACGGCCGAGATGCTGGAGATGTTCGATGCCCCGGTGATGGCCGCCGCTGCTCCCGTGGCAAGATAACCCCCGACGAGTGCCGTCTGGTGCAGCGAAGCCGGCACGCTGATGCAGGCTCCACTCGCTCCGATGAAGGGGTCCAGGATCGTCACTCCGTAGCACGGACCCACCGCGTTGGAATTGATGGAGGTGATGTTCTTGAACAGCCAGGGCACACCGCTGGCCGCTTCCCATTCTCCCCCTGAGAGCTTCAAGGAGACGGAAGCGGCAAACACGCCCTGATTGTTCCAACCGTTGACGTTCAAATCCACGAAGGAATGGCAGCTCCCCCCATCATCGATGATGGCTGTTCCTACCGCGACACTGTTGTTGAACTGGGTTCTATAGACCCCGATACGGTTGGTGAATCCGGCCGAAGCGGAAGGAGCACCGGAGTAGTCATTGCCATTGACCAGCCACAAGCCGCCGGACAACGGAAACTCCAGATCACAGTAATCGATGTCAGCAAGTTCCGTCTGACAAAAGATCACCGAGTATTTGAATCCCTGAATCTTCACGTATTCGAGATTGACAAACGTCCCCCCGATATCCACAAAGCCGGCGCCGGTATTGCTGGCATTGGTATTCTTCAACGTCAGGTTGAAGACTTTTTCGTGAACGGCCGTGCTGGAATTGACCGGCCACGTTGAACTGATTCCATTACCGGTATGGGAACTCAGCAGCACAGTGGCGATCTTCCCGGCGCCCTGAAGGATCACGTATTTGTTGAGTGGAATAGCCGCCGAATGGAAATAGGTAGTAGCCCCGAATAGAATCGTTCCGCCACCTGCCGCCTCGGCCACGGATATCGCCGCTGTGATCGCCGGCAGCATATCGGTCGTGCCGGGTGTGGTATTGGTTCCGTAGCGGTCCACCGTTACGGGCGCATACGCGTAGTCGACCGGCGTCACCCCGGCGGCGATCTCGGCGGCGGTGCGGCCGTAATAACCGATATTCCCAGTGGTCGCATCGTATGCCGGCGCATTAGAGGCTCCCAGCAGCAATTGCGGCGCAGTGACCGTGCCAGATGCATTAATAACACCAGCGGTCAATGTTCCCGATACCGTCGCACTCGTCGCCGTGAAATTGGTCACTGTCCAATTGGTCACGGTGAGCGTGCCAACCGTGAGACCAGTTACCGAGATATTCCCGAACGTCCAATTCCCGGTAAATATGCTGGTGAACGCACCGTCCGCTCGCAGAGCGGTGGATGTCCCGCCACCGGAGGCCGGCACTACGCCGCTGTGCGTGGCACTGAATACCCCGACGCCGGAGGAAATGGACTGGGCGAGCAGGTTGGTCGATGCCGTCACGGTCTGACGGTTCGCAGGATTGCCGTTATCCATTAGCACCAACTCTTGACCGTTCAGGGTGGTGATCTGCGGATACTGGCTTATCTTAGGCATCAGGGGTCCGAATAGATGTACAGATCGCCGTTGACTTCATCGTTTATCGTGTTCCCCTGGCCGTCATAACCGGTGTTATCATCCAAAAGCAGGTTGAATTGACTGGGTCCGTAAATTCCCGTGTAGCCCATGTCGGTCGAGTCAAAAAACCTGACACCTCCAAACTGGTAAATCCGGTGGTCAGGTGCGAAAAACTCACTGCCCCAGGCGCGCTCGACCATTTCAGACAGACTGAAGGTTCGCGTCGAGACTGGGAGGCCTAACGAGGAAGGAAGCGGTGGAGACATAATTTAAAAGCTCGGTTCGAGGCCTTGTAGGAATCGGGCGCTCGCGTGCTGGTCGCGCAGCTCACGCAACTCCCAGGCCATGCGCTTCACAGCGGATAGCAGGAAAAAGTTGCCGCTGTGAGCGGCCTCTTCCAGCGCGCGAGCGATCTCGTCAGTGGTCATCGGTTGCATTTAGCCCGGTGTCCTGAATGTCCCAAGCTGCATGTATCCGCCCAGCCCGTTTAGGGTGCCGGGATAGGGAATCGGTCCCGTAACAGGCCAGTCTTTCATGGCATCAACGTGATACCAGGCGACGCCCCGACTGCGTCCGTAGTCGCTCGGAATTTTCCCCCGGATGTCATACACCGTGCCCGGCGGTAGTTTTTCACGTGCCATCTGGTGCAACATCTCGATATGCTGAGGCATGTCACGCTCGAACTTCTCCACTGAAGCAGGACCCAGTTCTTTCAATGTGACATGACCACCCTCGTTATCAATCGAGTTCCCGCATTCACCGAAATTCGGGTTCTCTTCCGGGGAGTCATAGGTCACCCGAAACGAACCGTCTTGAAGAAGCGAATAACGTGCAGCCATCATGTCACCATGAATCAACGTCAGTCAGTACCGTTCCAGGCCATGCGCTTGCCGGTCAGCAAAAGTCAGGTTCCAACGAAGTTGAATCAACATACTGCGGCGTGACCGGCTCGATGTCATAGATGCGCGACGCCGCATCCACCAGGTCTTTCAACCCCCCAAATGGAAAGTACGCGACCTGCATGCGGAAGCGCTCGGCCACGTCATACACATTGCTGTTCTCATCCGCCCGCCGGATCTGATGCGACAGGCGATATTCATAGCCCTGGGCCACCATGCGCTGTTGCGCGCTGGTAAGCCGTCGCTCGTCCGTGGGATGGGGCAGATAGAACCGGTGGCCCCGGATATCGGGCACCAGGCGCTGTACGCGGTCCTTCTTGGACCCCTCGCCCTCGCGCGGCCATTCCAACTCGGTGATCTCGAACCGGGCGCCCTCGACCCGCTGGCGCTCTTTGAAGTAATCCAGATCCGCTATCGCGCCAAAGCGCTCATAGCCCACCCGGACCCCCATGACGCCGGCCGCATCCGACCATTTCGCCCACAGGTCACGCATCCATTTCCAGCGGTCCATCAGGTCCATCTTGTGATCCACCCCATCCAACAGGTACTTGTTAGCGGCGGCATCGACCCCTAAGACGACCATTGCGGTGTTGGCGCTGTCGCGCTTGACCGAGCGGGCCGGGTCACACAGCAGGTAAACCATCAAGGTTAGCGGTCGCACCTCGTAGACCTGAAGATCCTCGACATTGAACATGCGCTGATGGCCGGCCATCGGGTTGCACAACATCTGACAGGCGAGCGTTGACTCAAGCTGGTTTTTCTTTTTCTGATCCCAGTCCTTCTGGGAGAAGAGCACCGGAACGCCGTCCGGGGTCCCGTCATCCGTCGCCGGGTACACCCGGGGGGTCGCTGCGCCGCGCTTGATGATCTCTGAGTATGTATCCGCAAAAGAATATCTCGTACCAACATACCACTTGCGCCCGCCGATGGAGCCTAAGTTATCCGACAGTGACCAGGCCTCGTTGGTCTTGGTGATCTGTTCTGGTGTGTAGACCGACGTATCGGTGACCACATCGTCGTAGAGCAGCAGGCTGAAGTGCTTACTGGTCGGCTGACCATCGACCAGGCCATGCGCCTCGACGGTGGCCACGTTCGGGTTGCTCTGGCGCTTGACGATGATCCCGTTATCAAGCGACCAGCTCGGGGACTGGCGCTCCGGATCTTCGTACAGGATGTCTGGAAAGAGCGTCTTCAAGACCGTGTTGGCTTCAAACTCGCGCTTGATCGCGGCGAGGAAGGCTTTCGCGATGGGCTTGGTGTGGGAGAAGATGCCGATGGTAATGTCAGGATTTTTCAACACTTCCTGAATCGAGCCCGCCACCGTGATGATGGAGCTGTTGTGAGTCGGAACTAAGTCATTGCCAGCGAGATACATCCCACTGGAATGAGCCACTTGAATGCAATTCATCGGCTCGGTCGGGACTCTTTCGACCGCCGCTATATAACGAAAGCCCCAACGGGAACCTTTCTTAGTGCGGGCTTGCTTCCGTTGCAACGCGAAC